ACGATGCGTGCAGCCAGTGCATCTTGAATCTCGGTCACCTTTTCAGCGCCACCGAGCTTGGCTTGCACAGCTGCCACGATGTCAGCCTCAGTCAGATCTTCAAAGTCGGCCAAAGTTTTTGGACGATCAAGGCCAATGCTGCCATAAGCACCTGCGTTGTAAGGGTTGTTGTCAGCGTCAACCTGATCGCTGATTGCGGTCACGGTGTAGTGAGCCGTGTGAGCAAAACCGTCACTGAGGTCTCTGTTGAGGTCAGCGATTTTCCAGACGTAGGTGTTAGCCATGATGAAATGAAGTCAGAGGAAGTTTAGGCCGATCAGCAAGCCATCAGCACACAAGGTACGCAATAACTGCCGTCTGAGTAAGTCGTAGAAACCGTGGTGCTAGTCACTTTGGCGATGGTCTTGGAACGCACGATGTCATCATCCTGCGGTTTTGCTGTTCCATCACCGGCTGACATCAACAGATCACCCCGCGCAACGGTTGTACCCTGTGCAATGCGGATAACAAAGTCACCCGTCATCGCGCAGTAGAAGTCGTTGGCATAGGTTTCATCTTCATCGTCCCAACCTTGGAAGACGCCAGCGACATTTGGGTCACCCTCAACATCGCTGACCTTCATACGGTTGAGCTGTTCGTTATCTTCTTCGCCCCATTCGCACATTTCATCAAGGTTGCTCAGCACAGAGCCACGCAAAATTTCAGCTCGTGTCGCTCCACCTGCAAGTTGTGACCAACGCGTAAGGTGTCCGCCGTTGTATGAAACAGTGCTACCAGAAACAGAAATATCTCCTTCTAAACTATTGGCTTGATAAAATTTAACCAGGTAACCGTCATTAGAGAGCCTGTTGGCGTAAATAACGTTGTTACTGTCTACAGTAAATACGCCCGCGCCGTTAGGATCTAACGTCATCCCCGCTCCAGAAATAGAGCCGATGTTAGATGTTTTGTTTGATATATAACCACCAGAATTGATGATCATCCGCTGCGTCGGGCTGCTAGCGCCGGTATCTGTAGTGAAAAACCTTAAAGAGCTAGGTTTACTACTGCTTCCAAACGCGTCGTCAGCCTCGGCTGAAATCTTTGCACATTCGTGATAACTGCCAGCATCATTGGCATAAAAACGAATTGAACCAATATCCTCATTAACGGTAACTGTTGCATCTTCTCTAGCAAGAACTAGAGCTGCACCATCAGTAGATCTAAGCTGCAGCTTGGCCCAAGTTTGATCAAGTGTTGCGGTACTAGCTCCAATCAACAACCGCCCAGATGAGTCCAGGCGCATTTTTTCAGCATCAGCTACGTTAAATCTGGTATTGCCACTGGCTTTATTGACTATATAGACATCTGAACCGGACTGACCAAATATGGCAACGTTAGAGGTACTTGTACCTGTCCGACAATAAACAGCGCCGCCGCCACCACCACTAATATCAATTATTCGAGTAAAGCCGTTGTGATCAGTTGGTGACGTGGTCCCCAGGCCCACGTTGCCACTTGAATCGATGCGCAGCCGCTCGCTTCCAGCACTAGCGAAACGTAATGCATCCGCACTATGAATGTAACTCACCTGGCCAGCAAATTCTCCTGAACCACTTGTGGCATCACTAAAATATATAACACCCTCACCTGAATTTTCAGACCTAATTGTTAATCCACAATCGCCACTGTCTGAAAGAGTTAAATTATCTCCATTAGCATGACCCTCAGTCGTCGTGCCCACCAATAACCGCCCAGAGCTGTCGATTCGGATTTTTTCGCTGTCGTTAATGTCAACTACAAGAGGGTGGTTAGAACCTGTCCCGATTCTGCCAATAGTATTGCCAGCACCAATAAGTGTTTTGACGTTGTTTGTAGTATCTTCAACAATTAATTCAGGCGCACTGGCGTCTGCAATGTGAACTATATGTGCAGGCAACGAGGCTCCAATGCCAACGCGATCATTTCCCGCATCGACAAACAGCATGTGAGTGTTGCTGTTTGACTCCACGCGGAAGTCAACATCATTGCTGGGGTCGTTAACAACAACTTCACCCGTTTCAATACGGAAACGCTCTACACCGCCGGTAGAGAAGTTAAGTCTATTGCTCTCCTCTCTGAAGAGGCCAGTGTCAAGGTCAGAGGCAAATGCAAGGCCAGGAGCCGACACAGTGCCGTCCTCCATCAGCATCGTGCCGTCAAGCTCCATCAGCGTGATCCACGCCGAGTTTGCAGCGTTGCGGATCTTCAGTTGGCCGGTTGTGGTGTCCGCCCAGAATTGGAAGGCGTAGGTGGTGGCTGGGGAAGTTGCGTTGCTGTTGTTACTGACGATCGCAGCAAGAGCGTTGTTCAGGTCGGCACGGACACTCGCACCAGATGCGTTACTGATGATGTAGTCGTGAGTTGCCATTGTTAGGAACGCTCAGAGCCGTAGCCGACCGCTTGATACTGGAAGTTTCGATCAATAACCGCATTGCTGCTGTTCTTGAACTTCACTGTGAATCCAGTCCTAGAGATCGAAGTCACTTCATAGTAATCGCCTGACGCAAGGTTGAAAGCCGTGATGCCAATGCTCGGCGGCGTGTTGTAGAAAGCGCCATCTTGGAAAAACGCATTGGTGAACGTCACCGCTTTACCGCCAGACGCTGTGCCAGACGCGATCACAGAGCTGGTTTCTGTCCTTAGCGGCATCTTGGCCGTAAAGCCCAGCTCATCCAATAGTGGTGTTTGGTCAACGTGATCGCTGCTCAGCTCGCACTTGAACTGGAACAGGCGACCTTGAAAGTGCCCGTTTCGCAGTGGCACCCAGTCGCCGAACACCAAGTTGCTCTCTAGCTCTTGGTTGTCATCGTTCTCCAGCAGCAGCTTGTCGCCGTCTTCCGTTAGCTCGTCTTCTGCTGTGATGCCGGTGGTTGCAGCCCGCAAGTAGACCTCAGCGTTTACGTCGTCAGCCTCTAGGCCATCGAAGTCGGTCCAGGTGTCGATCAACGCCGTGCGCTCATCGATGTCATCAGCCGGATAGGTGCCACGCATCACCAGATGGCGGCTGAACTCGATGTCGAACTGCGCACCTAGATCAAGCGTGTTAGCAAAGAAATACTCGCCGCTGCTCTTACGGGTGCCAAGGAAATCAAAGCTGCTCAGCGCATCAATGCCCAAGATGTCGTCGATGGTTTCGTCGCCATCAATGACCAGTGCCTCGTACTCCTCTGAGTAAAACGTGTCGTTCTTTTGCCCTTGAAACTCAGGATTGTCGCTGTCCTCGCGATCCTCAAGGATCAGCAAGCGCGGCACTGAATCCGTCAGCGTGTGGACGACTGACCGAACGGCTGAGCTTTTCTTGTTCTGATCGTCGATGAACCGAACAAGGTATTCGCCCGCCAGTTCCGGCAAGATTGCGTAGAACGTGTTGGCTTTCACCACAGTCAGCAGAGAACTGTTCGGCCAAGTACCAGAGCCGTCAGTCTTTGAGTTGTGGCGAATCTCAGCGTTCAGCCTGTCGCTAGTTGCGCCCAAGCCCTCTTTCGGCACAGACCAAGTGACCATCACCTGGTTGGAGCGATGCGGCTCCAGCTGCACGTTCTGCGGATCAGGTGGCAGCTCAGTAACCGTTGTGCCGCCATCAGTTGTTTGGTCTTCTTTCGGTACAACAAACGAGCCAGAAACCCATTGCGAGTGCTTGAACGTGCCGTCACGGCCAATCGCACGGATCTGAAACGTGACAGTCGAACCAGGCTTGACGCCCTCAACTTTCAGCTCATTGGTCGTCTGCCTGACGGTTTGAAAGTTGCCGTTGCCGACCTTGTAGCGGACCTCAAAGCCGCTGATGTTGCCGTCATCGTCACGCTTGAAGCCCAAGAAAACGTCGTTGACGACGTTGTTGTTTCGGCGGACCTCTTTGGTCTCAAAAGTTAGGCCGCTTGGAGCTGTGGGGATCTTGTCGAACGACGTAACCGATTGGTACTCCAACGCATCGGCGTTGTCGGCCGTGTTGTAAATGCTGTCGTTGTGCTGAACGCCAACGATTGCAAACGTGCCATCACCGCCATCAGCGACCGAGATGCAGCGGAACTTCTGATGGGCAACGGTTGACGACTGGATCGACCAAATCGACTGCGCCAACGGTGCTGCGCTGAACGCAGACGACACCGTGATCACAGAGCCAATAACAGTGCTGATCGTTTTGGTTTCGATCGTGCCGTCGGGCAGCGTTGCGGTGAGCGTGTGACCAGCACCGCCAGGCAACGTCACAGTGATGTCTGCCGTCACCGTCGTTGTTGTTGCTGCGCTGCAACGACCAGCGATGCGTGCGCCTTGCCGCATCTCATCGGCAACAGCAAACACCTGCCCAGGCAAAACAATCGCGCCTTGCAGGCCAGTCGAGAACGTGACGGTTTCACCGTCCAGCTCTTCTGATGCCATCATCCAGCGGCCTAGGCGGTACGCCTGATTGCGTGACGTGCAGCCGAAGGCAACGACCTCGCGGACTTGGTAGCCGTATTTGGTGATTAGCGCGGCGTCTTCAACAACAACAAAATTTGGCTTGTAGAAGTTGTCTGGGTCGTTGTAGCGGACGCGGATGCTAGTGCTGCGCGTTTTGAGCGATGCACCCGTGTAGTTGAAAACGCCCTCAATGACGTTGCTGTTCGTATAAAGGTGAACCGGATCAACAGCAGAGCCGTCAAGATTGCCGTGGTCAGCAGCTAGCTGAACGGTGTTGCTGCTCCAGTAGGACATTCCACGAAACACCGAGGCGAGATCCTGCAGAACGTTGTAAGCCGCTACACGATCACCGATGACAACGTTGCAAGCAAAGCGCGGTTCTGTCGTGCCGTCTTGATTCGTGACCAGCTGGTTCGCGTACTGAATCAGTGGGTAGAGATCCGTATAGCTGATGTTGGACGTGCTTACAAAATCACCGCAGCCATAGCGGTCGTTGAGCACCATGTCGGCAAAGATGCAAACAGGGCAGGTCGTCCATGACAGCCGGGTGCTGCCGTCGAACGCGACTTCCTGCGTCAGGTCAAGACTGCCGTCATCGCGCACCGCAGCATTGTGCGGGATCTCCACTAATCGTCCTTTCACTAAGTAGGCGCGACTCGGCAGGCTGCTGAACTGCCGGGTGTTCAGCTCAAGGCCAACGCAAGCGGTGTACGGGTAAGCACTGCGGATGTCTTGGCGCTCAATGATCGACGACCAGATCAGCTGATTAGCTCGACCGTTTGCCAGCGGCGAGGTTGTAGGCACCTCTTCAAAGTCCGCGAACTTGACCTCGAAATGGTCTTCACCGAGGTCGACTTTTTCAACTTTGATGTTCCAAGGATAGCCCTCACCTTTAGCGTCTCGCGGCAACTCAATGACAGGCGTTTTGATCTGATAGTCCGTCAGAGCAATGCCTGTAACCGTCTTGTCAAAAACAACGTTGTAGGCAGCGCCTTGGGCCTGCACTGACACGCGAATTTGCAGGCTGCCGTTGAACGGCTGACCTTTCGCCAGACCTTCAACAGCAGTTGAAAGCAAACGCGGGATTGTGAACAACAGCTGCACCGAATCAACTTCTGAATCAGTGATCTGCCTGACGACAGTGCCAGAGCCGTAATCTCGTGCTGTTACCTCATCGTTATCGTTGACCGTTTCCGAATAATTTTCTCCGACCTGAACTGCAACGCCTGTGATCGTCGTTGTTGCGTTGCCTGCTTGCAGTAAGCGTGTTTGCCTGCGCCCGCCGAGGCGATAGTCAACGTCTACATCCTCAGTCGGAAAGTTTGGATCGTTACCTGTAAATAGTGGAGTTTCGTCAAGAAAAATCTGCTCATTGATGGCATCAAAACCCTCGATCGGGCCTTCGCACAACAGGTCAATAAGCCGGATGCTAGAGGTCGAGTTAAGTGCCATGATTAACCAAAGCTAGGGTTGAAACCGTGCCTAATCCTCATAGTGGTGTTGCTGTTCACAGAGGCGTCTAAGATAGTTACATCTAGATTGTAAAAATCAATATGCGGCGCTTTGTTAGGGTCAAATTTGTGGTAGTAACGATAAGAGCTTGTTGTTAATCCTTGGATTGTGAAAGATTCTCTTGCGTGAATGTTGTCAGTGTCTTGCCTGCGTGATTCAATCATGTATGAAATAAACCCATCAGTTTTTGTTGTGCCCGGGCCGCTCACGAAAGCAAACAAATTGACAACCTCAATGACTACATAATAAAAGTCAGGGCTTTTTGTCGGACCCTCAGTAAACTCAAGACGAAAATTGTTTGCAGCAGTCAGCTTGTCATCTTTCTTAGGTGCTGTAAATACGTCTGCTGTTGATGATCTGTTGTTTTGAAAATGAACAAAGTTCCAACGAGCCATTCCGTTGCGACGTGTCCCTAGCTCTAGCTTGTTGCCGTTGACCGTGACCGTATCATTGCTCGGCGTTCTTGTCGCTTTCTTGATTGGGTCAGATTCATCAGCAACGTCAACATCTGCCGAGATGACGTGCGAACCGATTAGCACCTTGCCGTAGGCCACCGGAATCGTTGCACCAACACCGACGGTGTTCTGCGCTCCGAGGTAGGCGTAGGACTGCTGGCCATCAGCGCCGCGATTGACTGACTCTGGCCGCGTTGCTGAAAACTCGCCCCTAGTACTTACGCCGCCGTTCGGTAGCTCAGGCTGTGGCGACAGCATCTGCGTCACGCCGCCGAGCACCATGGTCGCGCCAACAACAGACAGCGCCGTGCCGATCGCAGTGGCGTTCAGGACAGCGACAGAGGAAACGCCAGCAATGCCCGCTGTGCCAGCACCGAACAAACCAGTGGTGCCGAATAGGCCAGCACCAGGGAAAAAGAACGACGCAGCTATTAGGCCAACACCGGCAAGGATCTGACCAGCGCCGTCTTGGCCAACTAGCACAGGCGTGACGATCAGATCGTTCTGACCAATCGGCAGGTGCAGGTCGTTGAGGTTCAGGTCAACGCCAGCTTGCAGAACGCGGTAACCGATGCCGCTTTCGTGTGCTGCGATCAGCTCGGTCTTAAACGCTGGAAAGTTGATGCACAGCAGCTTAATGGCATCAGCAGGCGTGCGGAGGTTTTGGTAGACGTGCTCTGCGCCATACCGCTCGCCTAAATCACCCACTAGTCGAACGATCTGCTGCATACCTGTAGACCGCCGCGACCCTTGCCAAATAGTATCTGCTCAGCGGAATCACCGCACTTAGC